TATCCCATATTGATCAGCAAGGATACATGGCTATGCCTGAGATCATGAACTCTGATTTTCTTTACACCACTCGCTTTACAGCCTCTTTCCATCTCATGATTCAAATAATATTTTGTTACCGGAAAAATGCGGTCGTCAGGCTTTAAACTGTAATATAATTTCAGGCAGTCCTGCATTTCATCACACAGGAACTGTGGCATTACGACTGTCCGTACACTGTTCTTTGTCTTTGGCGTACTGATTACATCTTCTCCTTTCAAACGCTGATAGGACTTATTGATCCGAAGCGTTTTCTTTTTGAAATTAAAATCTGCCGGTGTTAAAGCAAGCAACTCACCGGAACGAATCCCGCACCAGTAAAGCAGTTGAAAAGCATAGTAGGAAAGAGGTTTGTCCATCATTTCTTCTGCAAATCGCTTATACTCTTCTTTTGTCCAAAACAACATTTCCTTGCCTTCTTCTTCTCCCAGTGCCCCAGCTTTTCTCGCCGGATTAGTGCTAAGGTCGTAATATTTCACTGCATGATTAAAAATAGTGCTTAATTGTCCATGTATCGTTTTCAGATACGTTGGCGAAAGCGGTTTTCCTGTCTTCGTTTTCAGTTTTCTCATCTGGTTATGCCAGTCCATCACATCTTTAGCCGTAATTTCCGATACTTTACGTTTTCCAAGATACGGAAGAATCTTTTTCTGAATAATATTTTCTTTTGTAAGCCAGGTACTCTGTTTCAAAGAAGGTCTGACATCTTCTTCATACATAGTGCAAAAGCTTTCCATTGTCATATCCACGCTTGCTTTCTTCTGTAATTTGAATTGTAATTCCCAGTCCGCAGCTTCTTTTCTTGTAGAAAATCCTCGTTTGCATTTCTGTTTTCTTGCACCTGTCCAGTCCTGATAACGAATCATCACATACCAGGTGCCATTGTCATTCTTGTAAATTGCCATTCCTAATTCCTCCCATCATTCGATCTTGTTCCATAGAACTGCTCATAAAAATACTTCCGGTCAACTTTTCCTGCGATTGTCTGGCATCCCATTGCCTGCAATTCCCTGTTTAGCCTTTTCATCAGCTTGTATGCGTAGGATTCCGATACTTCCAGGACTTCCATGACCTCTTTCACATTCATAAACATTTTACTCATAGAAAATTTCTCCTTTCTTTTTACTATACTTTTTTGTATTTGTTGAATTATGCTATACTATTCTGTATGGGTCAAGTACTTTCAATACATTTACCCATACTTTTTTGTATGGATTTTCTTGTCTCTACCATTTGGATATGCTATACTCAACCTATCAAGAAAAAGACAGGAGATATAGCATATGGCAATAGGCGAAAGAATCCACCATTTCAGACTTCTGCGTGGTTTCACGCAGAAATATTTGGGTCAACAGCTGGGATTCAGTGATTCACAGGCTGATGTCCGCATTGCACAGTATGAAAAAGGGGCACGCAGTCCAAAAGAAAAATACCTGAACGCATTGGCTGATATTTTTGAAGTATCCCCTCATGCTCTGGCTGTCCCGGATATTGACAGTTACGTCGGACTGATGCATACCTTATTTACCTTAGAAGACCTTTACGGGCTTCACATTGATGAGATTGACGGAGAACTTTGTCTCCGGCTGGACAAGTCCAAGGGAACCACCTACCTTTCCATTTTCGATATGTTCCATGCGTGGCAGGAACAGGCAGAAAAACTCAAATCCGGCGAGATCACTCAGGAAGAATATGATCAGTGGCGTTACAACTATCCAAAAAACACAAAATAAAAGCCGACGAAAAAAGGCCTTACCAAATTGATTTCACTCAATTCAGTAAGACCTTTTTTGTCGGTTTCACACATATTACTCGATAACCACAGGATACCTGATAAATAATACCAAAATATCCAGTGTTATCATTTTGTTATCAAATAGAACTTTATCTGCCCGGAAACGCCCTGTTTATAAGGCTTTCCAGAAATTTTTAATTATTCAAACTCCTTTGCGGACTGCGTTTCATGACACGCAAAGGCTGTTATTAGAGGCTTATATTTCGAACGTGTGTTCTAATTTTGTGTTTTTCGCACCGCTTATGAAGAAATAAACTCCAAAATAACTCCATTTTACTCTTTATTACTTTGTTGTTCTTCTCTTGCGTACAGGAGATCCAATGCCTGACATACAACACCACTCATGCTCTGATAGTGTCTTTCT